CATTCAGGTTCGCAGTCTGGACACCACGGGCCTGGTTCGCCTGCGTCGGGTCGAGCATCGTCGGTGCGATGGTCTGGGCAACCCCACCGGGGCGGCCTGATTGCTTCTGGTAGAAGTCCGCAAGAGCACGAGCCCGTTGCGCATCGGCGCTGTTCGCCGGGTTGGGCAGTGAGTTGGGGTCTGTCGTCAGCCCGAGCGTGTTCGTGACGTCTTGTCGGGTTTTTGAAAGGTTTCCGCCAGTCACCGCCGGGATGACAGACGCGCCACCGGGGACAGCAACATCCTCGGCCGCACCCTTCCAGTCACCCTGGAGGGCTCGCTTCGCTGCGCCGACACCTGGAATGAAATCCCAACCGCTTGCCATCGGTTCTCCTTACATACCCGTCGCGTAAAAGTTGGTCACAGCGTCGACCTACCGTAAAACAGCGACGCCGGGTAATCGACGCTCGGCACCGTTGCCCCAATCGGCGGCGCCAGCGTTCCGTCCCACGGTCTGATCGACTCTCCGATGATGATGTACTTGCCACCCGCGATGGTGTCGCCGTCGTTGAATCCCGAGGTCGTCCACCACTGGTCCTGCAGGTAGCCGCAAAAACCTTGCGTTGGGCTGCCGCCGTTGAACGCGAGCATCCCCAGTGGCGACGTCCACAGATGGCGCGTCGACCATGGATGTCCGAGGTCTGGCGGATAGAACGCCACACTCGAATCGTCCTTCACCAACTCTTGAGAGCCGTGGAGCAGAGTCTGCCCTTGCGGATTGCCGGGAGAGGGAATCCACGCGAGCTTCGTAAAGTCGCCGAAGCCTACGCCACTGAAGGCAAACTTATTTTGTGAGAGCACGGCGAAATCGGTGGTTGGATCTGAAATGCCGTTGCGCGCCGCCGCCATGAACGGCGTGGTCCATTCCGCCGTATTGACCACGCCGGCCGTATAGAGGACATCGAACTGCCACAGGCTCAGCCACTTACCCGCGAAGAACCAATCGATTCGCGTTCCACTTCCATCGGAGGCCACTGAGGTGAGCGCATAGTATTGGTCGTCCGCAGTACGGCGCCCAATCCACGAGGTCACGCTATTGCTGAGCCCATCGACCGCCGTCGGGGTGACGGTCGTCGTGCCGCCAACGAATGCACCGCTCGCCGAGTAACTCAGGTCAATCTCAGTGTCCGCGATATTCTGGGTCACGTTGATCATGATTTCAAAACCGAACGCGACATTCTTGAGGATGATGAACGAAAACACACCATCCGGAAAGCCCTTGAGCTTCGTCCAGTTCGTCCAGAGGTCGGAGGCTGAGACGGTCACGCCATCACACGATGAGACGACGATCCATTGCCCCGACGCCTTGAGTGCGTCCTTGACCTTTACGAGTAGGTCGAACTTGTTGGGAGCCCCGCCGCCCAGCAAGGCGTTCTGCTGCTTCGAGGTGATCCACGTCTTGAGCACGAGCGGAACCGGGCTCGGCGCCGGGATAGCCGGGCAGTCTGGGCACGGCTTCGCGGCGGCCGTCACTCCCGCCAGCCAGTTGTCCGCTCCCGTCAGCCCTTGCATCTCGGGCTCGATGGCCACGAGCGCCGACCACGAGTCGAAGCGAATGGTGGCGTCCCCCGCCGGCAGGGTGAGCTGCGCGGAGAATGCCGTGCAAAGTTGCTTGCGCGGCTTGCAGTCGGCGCGCATCGGGCCTACTTGCGCCGCGATCTGAACACGGGGCTGGAACGTCTCGATGATGGTGTCGTCGTTGTCGAAGAAGATCGAGATTGTGGGCTGCGCGACTGTCCCGGCCGTCGTGCATTCCCCGAGTGCCCGAAGATGGCGGAGGTTGATCCACCCCTCCATGTTCGCGGGGCGCATCCAGGGACTTCTGACCTTGCCCGCGAATGCCACCCCGGCATCGGCGGGAGTGTTCGAGTCGTTGGCCTCGACCCACATCTGACCATTGGCGAGGAACAGCGCCTGCTTGCCGTTCAGCATTCGCGTAAAGGCGATCCCTGAGGACATCCCGCCCGTGTCGCGCTCCCACACGTTGAAGATCCGATCGTGAACGAATCGGTAGTTTGTGGTCTGGACGCGGACCTCGTTCTTCGACGCCGAGAGGACCATGCCGATGACGGTCTCCTCTGACTTGAGAAGAGGCATCGAAAGGAAGAGGTCGATGGCCGCGCCCACGAAGTCGAATTCTTGCGACCGACGGGCACGGAAGACGCCACCCGACGAGACGACGTACAACTCCGAGCCCGTCGAGAGCACCGGGGCGCCGACGATGGAGCCGGTCTCCGACGAGAAGCGGTTGAACACCGGGGAGGCCCCACTCCCGTCGTTGCCAGGCCCGTCACCGCCGGCCGCATAAGCCGCCTGAGCCTTGAGCGCTGTGATCTTGTCGTCGAGGGCCGCGAGACCCGTCACCGACCCGAATTCGTCGGAGATGTCGACCACGAAGTCAGCGGGGAAGATGGGCGAGAAGCCCGACGCGATTGGCTTGCTGAACCGAATGAGCGACGGGAAGTCCCGGTCCACTCCCCAGAGGCGCTGATTCCAGAACACGACGTGCGAGAGGGCCGACAGGACGGTCCCCTGAAGCTCGGCGCTGATGGCTTCCGCCAGTGCCGTGTCCGCGATGGTATCGAGCCACGAAATCGAGACGGTGTTGGCGATGGTGTCGGTGACTTCATGGACGAGGAAGAACGCGGCGCCGTTTCCCTTCGTGCGCCAGAACTTCACCGTGCGAAGTCGCGCGCCATTCTCGAAAGGCGTGTTCTGTGCGACGACAGTGATCTGATTGTTCCCCGCCATGGCTGCCGTGCTCACCTTGGCGCTCACAAGGCACGGGTCGGAGCTCCAAACGTTCCCTTCCTCGTCGTAGAGGTCGGTCGTGATGACGTGCTGGTAAGCGGCCCCGGGCGTCAGGTTGCCCGCACCGTTGGATGGGGTTGCCGTCGGCGAGAATGGCAACGCACTGGCGCCGAGAGAGCACAGGAGTTGCCCCGTGGCCGTCTGGAGGAGAGAGCCGGCTGGCAGGTACGCGCACTGCTGCGTTTTCGTACCCTGCCCGTGGTTCTGGTTCGTGTATGTGGTCGCGTTGAGGTACTGGACCGACCACGCGTCGATGGCATACCGATAGGCGTTCGTCCCGGCGATGTCGTCGAAGCTGGCAATGCGAGCCAGCGGGAGCACGAATCTGTCGGTCCCCGTGCGCTGCACTTGCGCCATGGAGGCAAACTCTTCGAACCCCGCCCCAGCGTTCAGCGGAAGGATCCGCGCCTGTGGCTCGGTCCACTTGTTCGAGACGGTCGCGACGCCGTTTTCGAACTCGAGTGCCATCTCATAGAAGCTCGACTGGACGAAGTTCGGCCCCACGGCCTCGGCGATGTACATCACGTACCTCATCGCGTCCGTGCCGGGCTCCCTCCAGGCGTTCGTCGCGAGAGAGTGGTTCACCGTGAAGGCCGCGGGCGAGATGTTGGCGACGGCACTCGTCGCCCCGTTGCGGCGCTTCACGGCGCGCAACCTGGGATTTGCGGTGGTCGAATAGACGAGCATCCACCCGGGCGTTCCCGTGGTCGATTGGTAGGCGCAGCCGGCGAAGTTGCGCGCCAGGACCGCCTCGGCAAGCTCGTTCGTCTGGATGACCCCAACGGCATTGAGCCTGACTACCCGGACCTCGGGGACGGCGCTGCACACCGCCACGTAGCGGGTCCCACTCGCGTCAGGGTCGGGGAGCAGCGCGAGGCAGTTGCTCGCGTCCTGCCCCGGCGTGTACTCGGTGGACGTGACGGCGGTCGGGTTGTACTCGATGATGCGGAGACCGCCCGTGGCGACGTTATCGCGGAAGGCGATCGTGATGGTCGCGCCGCCGTAGTAGAACGCGTCGAGGAAAAGGTCGGAGCCGACGTGGCCATTCGTCGAGAGCGCCGTCACTCCGCCGACTTGCAACCCCGTCGTGGTGTCCCACTGCGCGGTGTTGATGACTCCGCCGGCACTGGTGGCCCACACGAGGATCAGCCTGTTCGCGGCCGACGAGTAGACACACTTCGGCCGAACCGCAGTCGTGAAGTTCCCGAAGAGCGACGAGGCGAGAATGGTCATGCCCGCCGTCGTGGTGAGCGAGACTTGGATGCCCGCCCCAGCGACATTCGACCACCAGGCCGTCAGGCGGTACCCACCGCCCTCGGCCATCGACGATTGCGACGGCATTCCACCCATCGGCGAGATAGGCAAGCGACCCCACTGCCCCGGGGACGTCTGCGAGCACTGCTGAGCGCTGCCGCTCACGTTGAACGTGACGAGGGGCGAGTTCCAGCGGGGCAACGCCGAAGGCGTGTAAACCCGCCCAGCAGTCGCGCTGTCAGCCTGGCGGCAGAGGCCCACGAAGCCGCCCCAAGGAGCCTCGGTGCAGAGCACCGGGACGTTCCCACCGGGCAGATCGTCGTTCGCGTCGTGGTTGGTCCCCGGACGGGTTCGCCACTCGTTGAGCCGCTCCTGGCGGACGTCGTCGAGCAGGAGCGCCGAGCCCGGCTGCACCATGAGGGGCGCCTGCTTGGTGGATATTCCACCATCGGCCCTCCAGTTGACGATCGTCCCGTTGCTCATGACGGCGCCACCGACGAGTAGAGCTTCACGAGCCAATCGAGTAAGCGTCCCTGATCCGCCAGGGTATACGACGTCGGGCGGGGCAAACCCTTTGCACCGAGGATGAAGGCCCCGCCGTAGAACTTCATGAGCAGGACGAGCAAGCCTTCTCGATCGGCCTTCTCTCCCGGCCAGTACGCCACCGTCTGCGCCGTTGGCTTGTTGAGCGAGACCCCCGACGGCTGCAAGAGCGAGTAGAGCCCGAGCAAGAGCACCAAGAACGAGGCGGGCGTGGAGAGCGCCGCGCTGTCTGGTTTGCGGGTATTCACCATCCACCGTTTCCATACCAGCCACCCGTGAGCGACTGACTCTCGCGCATGCGCTCGGGACCGGGCTGGCGCGTGGTCGCAAAGTACTGCTTCATGTCGCCCTCGATGCCGCTCTTGCCGTCGGGCCCGTCGAGGCGCTTCATGAACCCCGAGGCGGTCTCTTGGCGGTTGTCTCGCAGGATGGCCGGGATCGCTGTCTTGAGGTAGAGCACCTCCAGCCACTTCTCCAGCACGTAGTCCACGGCTGCGCCTTCGGTCCAGGCTTGCGCCGCTTCGATGGCCGTGAGGGTCGTGAGCGTGAAGAACTTCCCCTCCTGCGTCCCGACTGCTTGGGCCGCGTCCGTCTGCCCCACGGCCACTATGTCACCGAGCATCATCCCGCCTGCGTAGGTGGCGGTCGTGTCGTAACCGGGGGTGCGAATGAGGATGAACGGCGTTCCCGCCGTGCCGGGCTGGACGACGGTGTAGACGCCATCGTTGCCGGTCGTGACTTGGTCTTTGACGAGCAGCTTGTCGCCAGCCGCCACGGCCGCGCCATCGACCGAGAGGGCGCCGTTCCCCGAGGCCGTGAGCGTCTTGCCCACGCCTGACCCAGCGGCCACACAGGCGGGAAGCGGAGCCACGGTGGCGAGCCTGACGATTTGACGGGGGACGTGGACGCGAGGGCAGTACCAGAGGCGATACGTGCCACCGGCCCGGATGCCGGGCTCGAGGAAGATGTTGGGGCTCATGAGGCGCGCGTTGGTGGCGCCAACGACTCCACCGAAGGGGCTCACCGCCTGCCAAAGCCAGCCACCAGGAGACCTTCGGTTGAACCAGTTGAACGGCCCCAGCGAGTACTCCTGCTGAGTGTCGGGGGAGCAAACCACGTCGATGATGTCGTGAAAGTCGGGGGGGATGACGATGGACGCCGAGTAAGACGACGCGACGGTGTAGTCGGCGAAGAGCACCTGGAAGTCGGGGCGAGCGGCAGAGCACAAGGCCCATGCGGACTCGGCGGCGTCGCGGTAAAGCTGCGCCCACTCGCCCTGCAGAACGCGGTGGCTGTCCTGTAGGTCCGCCCTGAATTTCGCGGCGGCGATCACGTCGCTGATACTCGACACGCGCTCTCCCCTCCTCGAATCAACCGCGCCGTGGGCTCACCACCGACGGCGCGGGTTGGAGTTGCTAGTTAGGCCACCTTGCAGAAGGCCGCGAGGGCCTCCGCAAAGCGATCCATGTCGGGCGGGTTGAATCCGCCGGCCTTCGCGACGTGCTTGGCAGCGAGGACCATGTCCTCCTTCTGCGCGTCGTCGGCCGGGGGCTCTTCGTCGTCCTCCATGTCGGCGCCATATGCCTGGTCGCCGCCCTTGTCCATCTCGTCGTCGACTTCGTCCATGAAGTCGGGTTTGGGTGCGGTGTTGGTTCTCATGACGCTGCCTCCGGGGAAAGTCCGATCGTGACCTTGGTGAGCACCAGGATGTCCGCCGAAGCGAACGCCTGGTTTTGGGTGGTGATGTCGAACCGGCCGGCGGTGACGACCGAGTTGTCCGACAGGAACCAGGGACCCGATCCGCCGTCCGTGCTCGCGGGAGACAAGAACGTCAGGGAGACGCTCTTGAGATGCAGGTTCTTGACCGCGTTTCCCTGCTTGTCCACGAGCTGAAAGCGGTAGACGCCTTCTCCCGTGCGCGTGACGACGACGTTCCCCTTGAACTTGACCCCGGTCGGGTTCGCGTTGTTCGCCCCGGTGAACTCGCCATCGATGAACGCGCGATCGCGATTCGAGGCGAAGAGGGTGCCGTAGAAAGTGCTGGTGAGGACCATGGTGTTCTCCTTTCGAGAGAAACAAGCCGCGAGAAGCGGCGGCCTTTGCTAGCGCCGCCGCATCCTCGCGAGCCAGTTAGCTGAGCGTCACCACGGTGTTGAAGCCGGGCGCGTTCGTCTCGAGCTGCGGGAACCCGCCGACGGCGCACTGGATCTCGCCCGTCTTCGGGTCCATGAAGATCGACGGACCGACCCCGGTGAGCGGGTCGGCGATGACCGTCGGGAACTTCATCCCCCATCCGACCAGGGACCAAGTCGTCATGTTGAGCATGAAGATCTTGTTCTTCGGGCAGAACTTCGGGGTGAACACGTCGACCGTCCCGTTGGGCGTCGACACGGTGTAGCCCGAGTACAAGATGGAGCCTTCGCGGCCCTTCTTGGTCATGGGCTGCGCGGTCATGATGTTGACCGTGCGGGACTGCATGGCCTTGGCGAGGTTCGCCCACATCCTCGGGTGCATGAAGGCCGTGAGATCCTTCGTGCCGTTCGTGGAGGTGGTGAGGGTCTGCGCCAGCGCGTCGATGAACGCGCCTTCCATGTCGGCGTTGGCGCCGGTCGACTGCATGCCGATGAGGCGCGCGTCGATCGTGCGGTCCACGGAGAACAGGGTGTCCGCCGTCGCCGGCAGCCATCCCGCCACGCCCGTGATTCCGATCTTCGTCGGGCCAGCGCCTACGCCGCGCTGGTTCTTGACGAAGATCTGATCAGCGTCGTTGAACACCGTGTTGGCGTTGACGTCGAGCTGCACTGTGCCCGAGGTCGACGTCATGGTCAGGATCTTCAGGACCGTCGCGAACACGCCGGGGAAGCTCTGCGCGCTCGTGCTGAGGTCGGGCGCCCCGAAGATGACGTCACCCACGGACAGTTTCACGACGTCGTCCGGATCGAGGAGCGTCAGCGTCGTCGTCCCGCCGGGCGTCTTGGCCTGACCGAGGGACGGGAAGCCATTGCCCCACAACTGGATCGAGGCGTGCTTGGACACCTTGCGGATGGCCTGATCCACCTCGTGCTTGAGCGGCTTGACGAGCCTGGCGAAGTCGACCTGACCCGCGGCAGCCGCGAGCACGTCGAGGGACGCCAAGTTCGTCATGCGCGCGGGGAGCACCTGGAACTGAACGCCCTGGGAAGGGGCGGCAGTGCCGATGACACCCGCGGCGTTGGACGGAACACCGGAGCCGTCGAATCCGACGGTGACGATGTCCGACTGACCGCCCGTGAGCTTGAGGCCACGCTTTTCGAGCTGCCCCATGAACTCGTCGGGGCCGAACGACAGATCTGCGATGTAGTTGCGATTGCGGTACGCCCGCATGAATTGATATGCGAGGTCCGTGAATGATGCTGAGGCCATGAGCCCCTCCTATCGGGGAGGCGGCTCCTGTCAGTCTTCGGTGTAGTCGTTTGCCTTCAGACCCATGGCAGCGAAGAGATCCTTTTCGACCTCATCCCTGCTTCGGGCGTCAGGTCCACGCCGAGCGGCTGGCGGAGTCGCCGAGTTTCGAGAGACGGTTTTGGAATCTTTGACCTTCGGTGTTGGCGTCTGTCTCTCGCCCGTGGGGGCGTCCTCGTGGCTTTCGCCGGCTGCGCGCCGGGCAAGCACCCGCTCCATCGTCTCGGCGACGAACTTGAGCGAGGGTGCTTTCCCGGTCTTCTGATAGTGGTGATCTGCGCGGTCGTAGATGAGCGCTACCGCATTTCGCTTCTTGGAAAGCTCGGGGAACTTTCCGTCATTGGCGTCCAGCACCGCGTCGATCTTGTCGAACACGATCTGCCGAGACGCCTGGTAGGTGATCTTCTCGTCGAGCTCGGTCAGCTTCGCCGTCAAGGCGTCGTTATCGCCGAGGGACTTGGACAGCTTCTCGTACTTCTCGCGGAGGGCCGTCAGCTCCTCGGCGCGCTTGTCGGCGCCAGGCTGGGGCTTGCCCGAAGCGGCGGCGGCGGCGTCCGCCTCGGTCATGGCGGCGATCTGAGTCAGCACGTCTCTCACGGCCGCGGCGGCTTCCCGCTCGGCGGGCGTCAGCTTTGTCGCCGGCTCCTCGGTCTTCTTGGCAGGCTCCGCCGGCTTTGCTTCGACGACAGGGGCACCCGTGGCGCGGGCGCGCTGGGTCTCCTCGTGCTTGCGCTTGCGGGCGGAAGCTCGCTTGCGGATCTCAGCCAGCTCGGCGGCGTCGGCGGCGAGGAGTGCCTTCTGCTCGTCGGTCTCCTCGGTTTCGGGCTTGTCTTTGTCCTTGCCCTCGTCGGCCTCTTCGACCATGCGATCGACGGTCTTCGCCTCGGCCTCCGACAGACCACTGGCGCGCTTCGCGATGATCTCCTTCACCTTGGGCGGTGGAGCATCGGGGCTCTTGTCGTTCAGGTAGGCGCCAAGGCCGGCGTCGTCGAAAGCCTCCGCGAGGTCGGCGTGCATTCCCGGCGCGGTGGCGGCTGAGGCTGGGGCTGCGTCTTCGGGTGGCATCAGGAAAGGGCTCCGACGATGGCCTTGAACACTGCGTCCTTGCGCTTCTGGTCCTCGGGCAACTCCTCATAGGGCACGAAGCAGGGGTGCTCCTTCTTGTCGGCGTCCTTCACTGGGCCGTACTTCCAGCCGTCGGCGCGCTTCACCGCGAGCCACGAGTCATGCGACGAGGAGGCGGGGGCGGTCGGGTTGGCGATGTTGAACTCGACTCCCTTGACGGCGCTCAAACGCTGCCACTCGGGGGCGTCCTCCCATGCGGCTTGCGAGTTGTCACCGAGGCCGGCGCAATAGGCGCGGTTCGCCTCGTGACAGACCTTTGCGATTGCTTCGTTGTCCATGTGTTCGTCTCCCTTGATTTCCGTTTGTGTCTACGCGACTCCAGCGAGTTGCTGGCCAAGTTGAGCGGGAACAGGCGCCGCCAGCGGCGCGGGCGGCAGGGGCGCAATCGAGGTCCCTTGGACTCCCGGCGCCGGGGCGGCCGGCGGAGCGGCCTTCGCCTGCATGGCCACGACCTGGTTGATCCAGTCGTTCAAAAGGCCAAGCTGGTCATCGGGCATCTCGTCGGCGATGCCGTTCAGCCACTGGGCCGTGGCGTATTCGAGGGCATAGCCGAGGTTCATGCGCGGGCTCGGGCCCTCGAACTGCCGGTCCCGCAGCATTCGCCCCACGATTTTCTCGACGGCACGGCGAGACGCGAGGTGAATGTCGAGCTTGCTCTTGAGGTCGGGCAGCTTGACGATCTCCATGAACTGGTCGCGGTCGATGGCCTGCATTTGCAGGAGGTCGGCAGCCGCCGCCAGCTTGCCCGTGGGCGTCGATGGCAATGCGCTGATCGGGTAGGCCTGAATGACGTAGTCGTCGTCTTCGAGGTTGAAATCCTCGGCCTTGACTTTGCGCAGAAAGCGCCCGTTCGGGTCCTTGATGGTGATTTCGTACTCGGGGAGGTCTTTCACTTCCTCGAGCAAGAGCGTGGCGCCGTCGACATGGCCCTGCTGGTACTGGAGGGCCACGAGCGAGAGCCGGTCCTGTCTGATTTCGTTCCACTCACGCTGAGCGGGGGCGCTGTTCAGGCCAGCGGGGCGATTTCCCTGCGCGCTCTGCTCGCTGATTCCCGCCTGCTGGAATCCCCGCGTCCACACGCGGTCCTCGTGCTGGAAAAGCTCGTTGCCGACCTTGTTCCCCGCCGAGACTTCATGAAGCTCTTTGCCAACGGGGACCTGGATGAGATCGCCGAGTGCATCTTCGCCGCTGCGGATCTGAGTGACGGCGGTCGAACCGGCGGTGTTGCCCGTCTCGATGTACCTCGGGATGGCGTACTGGCGAAGGATCTGGGAGATGCGCCGACCCACGCCATCGAGCTCGTCCTGGTTCGCCGAGTTGATGGCCGCGATGGAGACCGGGTAGCAGCCAATCGGGTCGTCGGCCCACCCGAAGAACACGAATGGGAAATGGTCGAGTTTCCACTCCTCGTCGAGCAATAGCGCGTGGTCGGTGCAGATGACGTGACGGCCCGGCTGTCCCCCGATGGGCAGGCGCCAAAGCTCGTAGCCTGTGCAGTGCTGCTCCGACATCGTGTGGTCCGACGTCGTCATGCCCTCGGGTGTCGAGGTTCGGATCTCCTCGGCGAGGTCGCGCTTCGACCACTGCGTCTCCGCGTCGTCGCCGTCCTTCACGGTCGCGAAGTCGAAGATCAGCTCGTCTTTGTCGGCCGTGAACCGCTCGACGAGGATGGTGCGGCCCCTGCGACCGTCCACCGGGTCAAACATCAACTCCCAGGAGAACCGGTGCTCGCAGATGGGCTTGCCGTTCCGCCGCAGAATCTTCACCGACCCGAGGTCGAAGACCGTCGCCGAGAGGGCCGCCTTGCGCATCTCCCGCTCGAACCCGGTTTGCAGCATGAGCGCGTTGGCGGCGTCGGTTCGCCCCTCGCTCACCTCCTGCTGCACCGTCGTCCCACCGGTCGTGAGGTACTGGGCTCGCGTCTCGGTCTTCGCGAACTGGGACATGGCCGTGTCGACCAGCGTCCGCGTCAGGTTGCGGGGACTTCTCCCCACGTTCACAGGCGACGGGATGGCGTTCGGGACAGCCTCGAAGTCAGTCAGCGCCGTGATGGGGCGGCCGATGTACTGCGAGGCGTAGACAAGATGACGCGAGCGGCGATCTACCTCGAGCGCGCTGTTCCAAAGGCCATCGGCAAATGACCAAGCCGCAGCGCGCGCGTCTTCACCCTGGACGTCTTGGCGGAACCAAGCGGCGCTGGGGAATTTCGTCGAGTCGGGATAGAGGTTGGCGATTGGAGGTCTGCGCAGTTGCAGTCATTTCGCAGTCTCCTCGTGCGCGCCGACTTCGCGTCTTTGCGGCGTGCTCACGTATAAGGCACCACACAATTACGTGGGCGTCAAGTCGTAGTCGCCGAAACGGTCGCGGGCGCGCTGGAAGTCGATGAAGTCTTGGGTGTCCGGGACAGACTGCAGCCGCATCGCTTCCTCGTTCGTGATGAGGCCCTCGTTGAACCACTCGGCGATGGTGTCCGCGCGGTGGATGTCGATGGCCGGCACGACCTTGAGCGCCTTCGGCGATGCTACAACAGCCCCAAGGAGGCCAAAGAACCCTCGCCGGTTCATGTCATCGGCACCGCGAAGGCTTCGCGGAACGCCTTCGGGAGCTTGGCGAGGCGGTGCGGCTTCGGGGAGAACCCCAGCCGGCGCGCCGCCAGCATGGAAAGGACCCGCTCGCGGATGCGCCTGTTCCGCTTCTCCTTCGACTTCGCCCGCCGTACCTGCCGCGCCGTACCTGCCGCGTGTTGTGCTCTCGCTTCGGGATGGGTGTGCCCTTGGAGAACGTGGCCATGACGGCTCGCCACGCGGCTCCCTGCTTTCCCACTGCTGCCTCACCCATCGGACGGTGGGCGAGCATGGACATGAAGGCGCCCATTAACCTGTCCGCCCCTTGATTTGCTCGGCTGCCGCGATGGCGTAGGGCTTGCGCTTCTTGGGGGCGACTTTCTCGGGGAGCTTCGCGCCCTTCGGGGTTGCGGCCGCAAATTCCTTGGCCACGGCGGGCTTGTTGATGGCGAGGTAGGCGCGCTGAGCCGTCGACTTGAACGGCATCAGCCAGCGACCTTGGCGCCGACGTCGGGGTCGCCCGCGAGCGCAGCGCGCACGGCCGCGTCCTTCGACTCCAGCAACTTGCGAAGCGCGACGGTGCGCTCCGGGTTCCGCGGCAGGCCCATGATTCGGTCGGCCTGCTCCGCGAACGGCTGCGAGATCGCCTGCAAATGAGCAGGGAGGTGCGCATACGCGAAGAACTGCATGATGTGCTCGGTGTTCATGGCTCACCCCACCTTGTAGACGTTCGCGAACTCGATGAGTGGGATGTACTTCGCCGAAACGCCCTCGGTGGACGCATCGGGCAAGCCAGGGAGGCCATCGAAGTTCCGCCCCGCCAGCTTGGCTACCCGGCAAAGGGCGGCGAAGAGGGCCTCGTGGTCCGTCACCGCCTGCGTGAACGGGCTCGGATCTTCGGCGTCGGCCGTCGGGTGCTCAGATTCGGAGGCGTCGTTTTCCATGGCGTTGATGCTTGTCCTGTTCGTGGTGGATGTCAAGCGAACGCTGAGAGCAAGTCCGCTTCGACCTCGGCCGCAGAGCGCGGATCGACATCCACCGTGTATTCCGTGGGCGTCCTGATTGGGATGCCCGGGGGAAAATGCTTCGCGATCCACGCCTCTGTCGTGCCTCCGAGGTCCGTCTTGAGGTCGGTCCACGTCATGTTTCACCTCCTCGCTCAGCCGCCGTAGTTGTACACGCGATAGGCCTCTCCTCGATTCTCGGCGATGATTTCGCTGCCACCCGTGCGTACCTCGATTGCCTGGCGGCGCACAACGAGGCCATCGACGTCGATGAGGGCGAGGTAGCTTCGCGCCTCCATTTCGTCGAAGAACAGCGCACGGGCGGCGCCGAATTCCCAGGGCAGGTCCCACTCGTGCTGAACGACGTAGGCGATCAGGAGATGCGGCACGCCGATATCGGATGGTTCCATGGTGTCCTCCTACGTGTAGTCCGGCCTATCGTCCCCGCCGCCCCCAGGCATTCTGAGTTGCCCGGCCTTGAGCATGCCCTGCAGGAGGGGGTCGTCCAGGATTGTGACCTCTTTGGGCGCGACGTACGCGTCAAAATAGTTCTGCAGCGCGTACCGGGCGGCCTCACTTGCGTCCGGGTGCCAGGTCGCCGCCCACTTGTGCTGCTGTCGCTCGAGCGCGGCCTTGTCCCAACGGGCGCGCTGGTAGTCCTGCTCAAGCGCCGAGCCGATCATGACCTTCGCCCGGCCCTGCGATAGGAGATCGTTGTTGCGGTCGACCTGGCCCTTGAGGTCGGTCTTCTTCGCCGCAAGGATGAGCGGCAAACCGTAGTCGGTGAGTAGATTGTCGATGGTGTTCTGAGAACTCCCGGCGTCGTAGCGCCACGAGATGATCGCCCCCGCGAACATCCGGTTTGCGAGCCCGGCCATGGCACAAATCTGGCCCGTCGTGAGCTGGGCTCCGCGCGGCGTCGTCCAGTCGAAGACGTGCTTTACCTCGCGGTCTCCCTGCCCCCAGCCCCAGCCCTGAATCGACACGCGATCCGAATTGGCGCCTGGGTCGATGGCGAAGCTGAAAATCGTGGTCCCCACCGGCCTGCAGGCCATGAGCCCGTATCGCGCGCCGTCGGTATCAGCGGAACGCATTGGGTGCGCATAGAGCAGCGGCCGGTCGTGGGCCGAGTCTTTCCCCGTCGAGTACACCTGATGCAGCCATTCGGGCTCGGTGGCGGTATAGCCGTTGCGCTCGCGAAGGTAGCGGTACGTCGTCGCCGTCGGGTCGAAGACCGGCACCCCGAACCAATCACGCTGCACCTGTGGATCGTCTTCGGTGAGCCCCGTGTTTTCGAGGTAGCGGGCGAGCACGGCCCGGGCGTCTGGCGTGTGGGTGTTCGCGAGGCGGCCCCAGTTGTGATGCGACCAGCCCCGGAAGCCTTTCGACTGGACGTATCGCCCGGTCTTCTCGTCAAGGATCCACCCCGACTCGCGCCAGAATCGCCCCGCCGGGACCTCGGGGAAGACGCCCGACAGAACTATCCGCGCGTTGAGTCCGAGCATGGGCGGCAAAATCGAGTCCAGCAACTCGTCGAGCACGGGCTGATTTTGGCTCTCGTCCACGATGACGACGCCATCCTCGATGCGCCCGCCGAGCAGATTCTTGATGTGCTTCGTGTCGTCGGTCCCCCCGAAGAGCACCCGCGCCCCATTCGGAAAGCGCGTGACCATCGTCGTTTCATGGTGCCAGTCGCTATCGAGCCCGCCGAACCGGTCCCAAAGGCGCTTCCATATTGGCTCCCAGTTGTTGTTGCGGATGTGAGGACCATTGAAGCCGAGTATCAGGTTCGTGCTGTTCGGCCGAGTCAGCCCCGAGTCGAGCAGGATGCCGTCGTCGCCCTGGCTCTTGCCGCTCTGCCGCGCCGTCATGACGTGGATGCGGTGCGAGCGGTCCTCACAGAATGCCCGTTGCTTCTCGTGGTCGCCGCAGAAGGCTGCGATTGAGAATGGAGCGATTTCGGCCTTCGCGGCGGCCGTGCGCATGCCCTGTTTCACCCGGGCTCGGGCGATCGCCTTGCGCAGGAGGGCAGGCGTCACCATGTCAGTTCAGGACCTTCTCGAGGTAGTCGAGCACCTCAGGCGGGGCGTCGCTCAAGTCCGGGAGCGCCTTGTCGTCCAGTGGCACGATGTGCTCGAGCCAGAGCTTCGACGCGATGTTGTCGCCCTTGAGTCCCCGCCGAAACAGCGCCCGCAGCATGCGCTTGACCTTCACTGGATCGCGCGCCGCCTCGATCGCCTCGCGGCAGGCCCGCAAGCGCGGCAGGTTCCCCTTGGGGTTGCCCGACATGCCTGGAGCCCAGCGCCCAGCGGCGTCGCGTATGGGCTCGCTGGGTGTCTCCTGCGGTGGCGTGCTTGCAGGACCCTCATTCTTCGATTCCGGTGTGTCTGCCATCTCACATTCCAGGCTACCAGAAAGTCGCATGTAGGTGCAAGCCCTCAGCGCCCGCGAGCCATGTTCCACGTGGAACACCCCGGCCTCACGTGGCGTAGACCTTCGCACCACGCAGTCGTAACCTGAGCCGCTCTCCTACTCCCACCGGGCCTCTGAGCGCTGCCGCCGCAGGCATCAAGAGCATCGGCGCGTAGTACCACCAGCAGAGTGGCGCAAGCGCCACGGCGGCCACCAGAACCAGCGCTCCGGCAAGCTCACGTGGTAGCCGACGCGTTGCGAGGATGACCGCTGGCACACCCATGAGCGGCAGGGCGGTCAGAAATCCCCGCGCGGCACCATGGTAGCCAAAGAGGCCGGCCACCCGCAGAAGGTCGATCCCGAGTCCAACGTTGCCATGGATACGCACGCCAGGGCCCAGGACGCGCAGGGCGGCGCCCCACTGCTGGAAGGCCCCAGGACCCACCGCGAGCGCCGAAAGGCCCAGGACCGCGGCTCCGGCGGCCATGCCTACCAGCGTGGAGCGATCCCGGCGCGCGAGGACTGCCCAGCAGGGGTAGACCTTCAAGGCCGCCCCTATCCCGGCCCATGTGGCGCTACCGCTCAGGGAGAGGGCGCAGAGCGCCCACACGAGCATATTGGCGTTGCCGAAGGACATCGAGATTGACGTGCCGGGGGCGAGCTCCACGAGCGCACCGGCAGCCAGCACGTTCACCAAGCTCATCTCGCGGCCAGAGAGCCGGACCAGCGCGAAGGCGTAGACCCAGAAGGCCACGAGGAGAAGCGCGTACCAGCCGGCCTGGAAGGCGGTACTCCCTAAGGCGGCGAGAGGAGCCAAGGCGACGGCCAGCGGGGGCGGGTACAAGTAGCAGGATGGCGGGCGATCGGGGTCAGGCCGGCAGTCGGCGTAGAGCGGGCGCCCCGCCAGGACATTCTCCGCAGCATCCCGATAGACTACCCAGTCCATGTTTGTCTCGGTGCGGCGAGCGTGGAGCGGCAACCACACTGCTACCTGGACGACCAGGATGACGGCCCCGACAATGGCGAGGGCGCGAGTCACGCAGCCACCCTGCCGTAACGCCAGCCGTTCGCGACCCGCTTGGCGGCGAACTTCGGCGCCGGACCGAAGCGCGGCTTGCGGTTGAACCTGAACCAGTTGAGCTTGAAGAACGTGAGCAACCATCGCCAGTTGACGCGGCCAGGATCGAGGAACAGACGCTCATCCAGGTCAATGGCATCCACGAAGAACCCAGGCGCTGGCCCACCATGCCAAGTCTCGGCGCCCCGGCTCGGAACTGGGATCGCCTGATGGGAGCAATAGGCCACGAGTCGCCGAGCCGCAATGTGCTCATTCGGGTACTCGCGTATGACCTCGGGCCGCCGACCGCACGTCCCGCAGCGCACGGCGCGGCGGAACTGGTCCATCCAATCGGAGATCGTTGGACCGTTCATACCGACCTCGGCCTGACCACGATCTCCGCCCCGTAACCCACGATGGCTGCAGTCACCACCGGGCTCGGCTGCCGCCTCATGACGATCTGGGTGGCTCCGTTGAGTAGTTCCTTCATCACGGCGCCGCTCAAGGCAGTTCCGTTCATCTGCTGGAACGGCCGGCGTAGGTGGGCGAACTCGATGCTTTGATCCCGTGGGTCCTGCACCACGAATCCCTGGATCTCCTTGCGCCCGACGTCGTCCGCCATGCCTTCTATGAAAGCCACCCGAGACTCACAGTTCGACACGAGGTGGTCCACAAGCTCGCGGGTGTATCGGGCGTCGAGTAGCCGATGCTTGGGACAGGGGGGCTCGTTCACCTCGGCCTTCATGCACACCTCGCAGCTCCGAATTGACTTGTCTTGCAGCCCCACCAGGACGGTGCGCCAGCAAGAGGCGTAGACGAAACGTCGGTCGACGAAGGCACAGGGTTGGACGTTCACGAGGGGGGCGGTCATTTTGTGCCTTTCAACCAATATTCTGCACCGTTTCTCAGCCGGAGACACCAGTGGCATTTCTGGCACTGCTTCGGGCAGACCGGATCCGGCATCTCGGGGACTGCCGGCGCGAACCCTGGACGCGTCATCTTGCGCCGGGCCTTCACTTCCTCCCGCCCGTCTTCGGCCGGGCCTTGACCCCCGCCAGCCACGCCTCAGCTTCCGCTACCCGCTTGGCCTTCCGGGCTGCTGACTGAGCCATGGCGAGCCTGTATCCGGCCTCCCACGTCGGAGTTTTCTTGGCCCGCGCGTCGGCGACGTTGGCTTCGATCTTGGAGCGGAAGGCGGTCACTTCACCCGCTCCAGCGTCTTCGGGCGCGCCGTCTCGCGTGTCTCGGCGGCGGGAGGGATGAGGACGCGATGGAGATGCCCCGAGGCTACCGTGTGAGCGCAGACCCAAAGGTCCCGGTCGTCGCAGTTGGTTGACCGCGGGAAGCCGGGGCCGCACTGGGCGACGGCCTTTCGCATGAGCATGAATCGGCAGCCTCGGCGCCTGCAGACACCGCACGGGCGCATCTCGACCAAGTCCCCCGCACGCAGCGACTCGAACGAGGTGACCAACTCAAGCTCCTCAGCCATCTACCGGTCTCCCGTAGCAAAGAGAGCGACAACGAGAATGAAGGCAAGGGGAAGCTTGAGGGGGGAGATTGCGAAGGTCAGGCGGCACGCTCCGCCGACGCGCGCCGGGCCCGAGCCGTCAGGGTTTCGAGGGCGAACGCCGCTTGTTGCCAGACGACGGCGTTGCCGAGGCATCGGAGACGGTTCGCGCGGTCTCGGCCGCCCGCAATTCCGCCTGAACCCCGGCCGATTCCCGTTCCACGACCGTCCACTCCAACGGGAAACCTTGGAGCCACTCGACCCATGTCGGGTTCAAGCTCCCAACCGGGGTGCCCTGCGCCGCGATGGCGTCCTCCAGGTTCCGCTTCCCCTTGTCGAGCCTGCGCTGTCCCGCGACCTGCGACGGCATCCCGCGACGCGGGTCCCCGTTCCGCGCCATTGGTGTCGGCCACAGTGTTTGCAGCGGCGGCGGATTCGGATGGTGACTGTGATAGACGTGCCGCACTCGCACTATCGCGTCGGTCAGCGATGTTCCCGCGTGCGTCTTCGAGCCCTCCTTCAGCGTCCCGCCCGCCCTCGCCTTCGTCGGCGTCACCAGTCCCCCGTGCGTCCCCAGGCTGGCCGAAGGCGTGGGCCAGAGTCCACGACTCGCCATGCTCTCCAGGCTGAGCCTCTCCAGGCCCACCCGCCCCGCCGAGCCGCCCTTGTTGCTCCCGTAGGTCTGCGCGCTGGGCGTAGGCAAGAATGAAGATTCGAGCTCGGAGATGGGGAGCCCCGACGTCGGCCGCTCGAAGCACGTCCCATTCCGCATCGAACCCGAGCGAGGCCAAATCCCCGAGAACGCGATCGAGCCCTCGAACAGTGAGCGCTGCGACGTTTTCCACGAAGACGAAACGGGGTCGAAGGACGCGAATGATCCGAGCGAACTCGGACCAGAGCCCGGACTTTTCTCCGTCGATACCGACACGCTTTCCAGCGTTGGAGATGTCCTGGCAGGGAAAGCCGCCGCAGATGATGTCGGGTCGCTTGGCTCGCTCATCAATCTCCCTCACGTCGTTGAAGCAGCGAACGCCTGGCCAGTGTTTCGCGAGCACTGCCCGCGCATACGGATCGCTCTCGGCCTGCCAGATGACCTCGTGCCCGAACGCTTCAAGCGCGAGGTCGAGCCCCCCAATCCCCGAGAAGAGAGAGCCAACCCTCACGCTGCCACCTCCCCTTCCCCCACACCCACAGGGAGCCGCGCGGCGGCCCTGACGCTGGCCCGATACCTGGCGTGGCTCTGCCGTCTGCATGCCTTGCAGAGCCGCGTCTCCCTGCGCTTGCCGCCCTCCACGACGACCTGCAGGCCGAGGTTGGCGCCCTCGTAGGGGTGTCCAACGGGGCAGCACGACTCCCGCCGGCGCCAGCCGATGCCCTTGCCGCTCTTCTTCTTGCGGATGCGAGCGCAGAAGACGCAGTAGCGCATGGTGTAGACCTTCCCCCGGCGGTCGTCCCGGGTGTTCTGACGGAGGCCGGTGAGCAGGTGGCCTCGCAGGCACAGACGGGTGAGGCGGCGCCATCCACGGCCGGCGCCGAGATACTGGCCCTTCACCGCGCCCTCCTCGGCAATCGCCACAGCAATTCTCCGACAGGGGTAAGCCGCCTCGCGCTTGCGAGGCTTACCGCAAGAATCGTGGGACCTACCCAGCCGGCCGGGCCCATGGCGCGGAGGCAGAGCATTGCGGCGTGCTTGCGGGAACGGAAGACGATCCACGTCACAGCGCGAGACTCCCCTGTGTGTCTTCGATGAACCCGTCGGGCAGTTGCTTCTCGCCCTGCAGGCGGCGCAGCGCCTTCGCGTGCTCCACGGGATCTTTCTCGTAGCCGATTGAGTGGCGGCCGAGGCGCGTCGCTGCGAGCAACGTCGTACCCGAGCCCGCGAAGGCGTCGAGGATCGTCTCCCCTGGATCGGTGAAGTCGCGGACCAGCGCCTCCATGAGCGCGACGGGCTTCTGCGTCGTGTGCATGCGCTCGTCGAGCCCGGAATGGTCCCGGTCGAGCGCAGTGGCAAATGAGTAGAGGCCGGCCTTTCCACCGCCGTTCCATCGTTTCCGCCCCTTAGGGTGAAACACGAGAATTGCCTCACCCCAGACGGCGGGCCGATCTCCCGTGAACTGGGGCGTCCCGCCGAGTTTCTCCCATGCGCATGTGCGGATGTATTCAAGGCCGCCCGTCGACACGCAGGCACCGCGCCACAGATGCGCGCTCTCAAGGTCGCAGAAGACAAGAACCCAGCGTCGCGCAAGTCTCGCGAACTGATCGGCCGCCGCTTCCATTTCGTCCGTCGTGATCGGGGCGAACCCAAGATCGGCTATTACCTTCACATCTCCTGACTTCCATGCGCGGCCGGCCGTCTTCGTCGCCGAGCGCCGCGACTTCGAGTGCACGTGCTCCGAGTACGGCGGATCAGAAATGACCACATCGACCGACCGCGCGAGCAGCGACGGCATCCCATCGGGACCAAGACAATCGGCGTTGATGAGCTCGAAGCTCACTCCCCTCCCGCCTCTCCATCGATCCTCTCCACCTCCGCCATCGCCGCAGCCATGAGGCTGATGAGGACGGGCCTACTGCGGCCTTCGACCTCGGGGAAGTGATCGAAGCTGGCGCTCCGTCGAGCCGCGCGCACGTCTCGCCAGATGAGAGCCTCTCGATTGGACGCGGCTATCTCCTCTCGGCTGGCGATCGTGCGGCGGTCGGCTTCGCGCATTAGAACAGCGTCCTTTGCCCCTTGAGCACCGGCACGGGCTCTGGCGTTTCATTCTGCTTGTCGAGCCGTCGCAAATCCGGGTCTGCCGCCATCGCTACATCGAGGACCGTTGGCTGTTGTGCGGCCCGACAGTCATCGCAGGGATCAAGGGTGTGGGCGTCCTTGGGCTTGCCGATGAACCGATAGCCGACGATGCGACGCCGCTCGACATGCACGTCGCATAGGTCGACCCATGACGTAAGGCCAGTGGCGAAACGGCGGACTTCGTAGCGCTTAATTGGCATCAGTCGTCCGTCTCGGGCGGCAAGCGGCTATCTTGTGCCAGCGCGCCGCTCGCTTTCAACTCTTGATTGAGTAGATCGCCCCAATGCTCGACGTCCCCGCGTGCTCGCAGATAATTCGAGTAGACGTCGTCGGCCTTCTTGCCTTTAACGAGCCAACCCTCGAACCCCTTCGGCGTTCTCCCCCACGCGATCATGTCGCGGGCCTTGTATTCGTCCGCCACGGTCCGAGCAATCGCCAATGCACGTTGCGCCTCGGCCAGGTTGGTTCGGTAGGACTCGATGATTCCGCTCATGTTGGACCTCCAGGCGTTGCGAGTCTCACCGCGACCGCCGCATCGGCCTCGCGGGTCTTGCGTTCGATATCTGCCAACTCGCGATTCCTCCGCTCACCCGACTCCTTACGGGCGCGGGCGTCGCGCTGCTCAAACGTCTCGGCGACCTTAGTGGGCGCGATGTCATCGGGCGCGGAATCGGGATCCTCCCATCGCCGCTCCGCCAGGAAAGTCTCGAACGTCGGGCGAAACCGCGCCTCGCCCGTATATGGGTGGCGCTTGAGCATTCCGTCGTCGAAGCGTGCGGCGATTGCCTGCTCCAGAGCAATCTCGCCACCTTCGACGGTTTCGGCGATCGCCTGCCAGAGGCACGCGGCCTTACCCTTCGCGTTCCCATTTGGGTAGCGCTCGAAGACCCGCAGGAAGGGGACCGTGGCATCCCAAGGCATAGGCATCCTGGCTGCCCGGAACGGGGCAACCCCGGCACCGTTTATGCTATGCGCGTGCGCGCGATCCGGAACAGAGACAGATCCAAGAGGTGACGGGGGGGGATCCGGATCCTTTGAAGGTGAAGGTGACGGTTCGCGTTTTGTTGGCCCGTCTGCATTCGTTCTGTTCGCGTTCTGTTCGTCCTTTGCACGCCTTCTGTTCGCCCCGCTCTTCGTTCCAGCGTCCGACTTGCGGCGCTTTTTCTCAAGAGCTGCGTCTAGTTCCCGCATCAAACGCAGTTGCGTAACCATGCCCGCAGATACCTCGAAGAATCGCCCGATCGAGCCCCACACGGCTGCCCACCTGGCGGGGTCCACCTTCGCAACCCACGCGAGTCGGTCGAACAGAACGGGAACACGAGTCCTCCACATCGTGAACAGAATCAGGAGATATGCTCCGTGCTCCTCGGCCGTCAGGTCCTGCGTGTCGGCGAGGTAATCCCCGATGTAGATCGGGATGAAGATGTCGACCTTGCCCGCCACCTACGCCGCCTCCCCTCTCACCTGAGGCACGATGGCGAGGAGGGTCTCGCCGTACGCCGGCCTCTCGTTTACGAGGGCCTGGACCTTACGACAGGCGACGAGGACCGTGGTGTGGTCGGCCCTGCCGATCGCCCAGCCGATGAGCGCGTAGGAGAGGCCGACGATCACGCGAATCAGCCAGCAGGCTTCGTGTCGGGCTCGAGTGACGCGACGGTCGCGCGACGGGCTCTTGAGCTCCGCCACTGGAACGTCGCGGAGGCTCGCCACTGCGCCGATGATGGCCTCGACGCGCGGGTCTTCGTCGGGCGTCCAATGGTTCCGGCGGATGGAGCGGGGACCGACGCGAAACGTCGTCCCACGCTCCGCGCACGCCTCTACCTCGCGAGCCACGGCATCGACGGCGGACGCGATATCACGCGTCTCAGCGAAACGGAGTTGGAAAACCTCGACCAGGCGGGAGCGGTCGACGCTCATGGTTTCTCACCTAGGGTGCGGAACTTGCGGATCAGGCTGTCGATTTCACCCAGGGGACCCACGGCGTGACGCACGGCGGAGTCGCCAGACATAGACAACGGTCCCCGTGGAACCGGCTGCGCCCTAACCAGCGCCTTCTCGATCTCATCGATGCACTCGGCGGCGGTCACTGCGCAAGGCTCCGCATTTCAAAAAGTCCCTTCAAGTCCGGATAGTTGTCCTCAATGAGCCGCGCCATTCTCGAGGTGTATGAGTTGTTGAGCAGCCACGGTTCTCGCTTACCGGTGGAGCGCCTGACGAGGTGACGGAAGCGCGCCACCTCAAACAGCATCTTCATCCCGATCCGATTCTCCCCGGCGTCGCGTAGTTCCCGGGCCATGGTGACGAGCAGTTTGATGACGTCGGGCCTCTCGGCGCAGAAGTAGGAGAATCGTTCGTCCAGGGTCTTCGCCCGCGGAGGGTGGCTGTAATCGGCGATCTCGACCTGGGCCGCGCTCACGTCGTGAGCTCCGCCAGTTCGGCGGGAGCGGCGGCGCGGGTTCGGGCGATGACCGCGTCGCACCATACGCGCCTCTCTTCGCGAGTCCAGCCCTTGAAAACGCCGCAGTGCTGATCCAAGTCGATATGAAGACCCAGACAGAGCGCGCCTGTCTCATTGTCGGGGCACTTCAATTTCATACCAGGCTTCACGCCTAGGTGGGCGACCTGAACGGGACCCATGCAGAAATGCTCGCGCCAGCCGCGCCCCGGCGACTCGATGCCGAATTCTCCCGCGCAGGACATCGAGGCCACATGCGCCAGATAGGGGCGAAACACCACCCGCTCAGCGATTCGCTTCGCGGGCTTCCGCTTCATGTAGCGGCGACGCATTGGCTCACCCGCAGTCAGCGGCGTGTAGCGCATGAGGTAGCCGCCCCGCCTCACCGCGACCCCGCAGAGGCCAGGGCAACGACGGCCAGGATGCAGCCGACCACAATCACGACCTCGCGCCAGAAGACCTCGCGCTCGCTCATGCCAGCACTCCAAGACGCAAAAATCCCCGAGGAACCGCTCCGAATCCGCTTGACGCCCTGATTTGCGAGATCGGGACTAGAAACGGAGACGGCTCCTCGGAGATTTTTGCGCCTAAGCATCATGTTCCGATCTCGCAAGCAGCACACTTACGATTGCGGGACTTACCCGTCAAGAAATTACCCGACAGCGATCGAAAATAGCGCGGGTGAAGACGCACGCACGCTTACATGACCCGCTGTTGATAACTCTGTGGAGAAAAGTTCTCAGCCGGCCGGCGTGGGCTCGTACTCCAGCCGCCCGCCGCGTCCCAAGTGGATCGCCCGCCAGCATGGCTTACAGGCTCCAGAGACGTCGAGCGGCGGCGGGTCTCCGCAGTGCGCGCACCTTGGCTCGTTCACCCAGTCCACCGTCTCGGTCTTCCCTTGGGTGATGGTGGGGATGGGGGCGGGCTGGAACTTCGGCGTCACAGTTTTACTTTCCGCGCCCGCTTCGCCTCTCGCTTCGTGTCGGCCATGGCCTTCATGAACAAGCGCCTGGCGCCCTGGTTGCGCCGCTTCGTCTCGCGCTTCTGCGCCCACTCGAGCAAACCACCGACGTCCTCAAGTTCGCCCGTCTTGACGGTGGCCACCCACATCCCGCGCTCATAGAGGGCATACGTCCCGGGTTCCTGCTCCCCGCTGTCGTCCTCGAGGAGCCGCCAGGCACCGCGTCTCACTTGCGCTCCTGTGTCTCGACCCGGCAGCGGTTGCCATCGAGGTGCTTTCCTGTGGCGTACCACGTGGTGACAGCGGCCCAAAATGGATGCGCCTCCGGTAGCGCGCGACCTAGTCCCGTCTTCGTCACCGGCATCGGCCCGCAGTAAACGTGGTCCTCGAAAAGCACCTCGCCGCGCGACGTGAAGATCGAAAGTGAGGGACCGCCGATGAGCAAGCAACCCGTCACGCGCTCTCCCGTATGCAGTGGAGGCCGGCCCTCATCGGCGAGCCTTGGCGGCAAGCTCACGCAGGAGAGCATCAACCCCGCGCGTTGTGTTCCCCGCGAAGCAGGCGAGCGTGTCGCACTCGTCTTCGCCTCCGCGAAGTGCGTCGCCCATGACGCCGAGGACGTCGATGTCGGCGCGAAGCTGCGCCAGCGTCGCCGTCACCTTCGCGTGGAGCCGCTCGAACTTCTCTCGGTCGTGAGATTTGGCCATTAGCCCCTCCCCTTCGTCCGGTCGTGCTCGCGGGCGTTCCACGGATTCTGCGGGCACCTGTTGCCGAAATGCTCCGTGCTCCGACAGTATCGGCAGCGGCGCGGTTCGAGCGCCGGGCCGGCGACGCGCTTGCCGGCACCGTCGATAACGATGTCCTCGCTCGTCGGGAGCAGTCGCGCGACATCCTTGCCCTGCTTGCATAACATGTACTCGGCGCCGTCTCGGATGACGTTGAGTAGGTACTCGCCGGGTTGCGCGCGAAATTGGGTCATCGTGATTCGCGTCATTACCATCCCCTTCCTTCCTTGTGAGTACGCCATGCGATAAACTCGGGCAGCGCGAGTAACTCTCCGAGCCGTTGCTCCCATCGCGCGGCGTAGGCGCTCACCCGCTTTGGCAGATTCGGGCGTTCGAGCAGGAGAGTCAGCGCGGCATCCAGGAGCACGTCCCGTGGGTCTAGGGTGGGAGGGACGGGAGCGCCGCTGGCGTGGGCGGCCACAATCTCGGCGGCGCGCTTGGTCGGCCGGAACGCCTTGTCAGCGCCGACCGGCATCGACGTGTGTCCGCAGAAGGCGCACGACATCGCGGCGGGGGACCTTGGATCTGGCGACGGCCCGACGTAGATCATGTGGTTCCCGCGCCCCTGTGCCGATTGGCAATCGCACTCGCGGCAGAAGCTACCAGCACCGATTCGACGGGCCTGCCATGTGGCGGCGTCGGCATCCCACTCGCCATTCGATGGAGTGCGTTCATCGGTGGGCAACGTTTCGTAGGCGTGAAAGCACGGGCGACACCACAGGCTCGTCGCTCCCGCTTCCGTCGGCCTCTCCCCACACCGAAGGCACACACTCGGGGCTCCATCCTCTCGGGCGGCGGGGAGGGGGCGGGTCATGGCCATTTCATCCCTCGCGACAGGCGAAGGTCGGCGAAGCGTGCCGACGCACTCCATGACACGCGCCAATGCCGCATGAACCACAATCGAACGAGCAAGCGCCTCATCTCCCTGCCCCCGTGCGCTCTCGTTCGATAGCAGCGATGATTCGCCCGCGCACAACACAACAGGCGCCGTGGTCGCAAGTCTCGTGGTTGGCCATCGCGACGGGTGGCCCCTTTGCCAACTCCCCCGCCATCCTAAGCCCCTCATCACGTCCCTCGGTACGGCCAGCCTCCAGCACGCGCTGAAACTCGCGCACGAGATTCTCACGCCACTCGGCGGCGCTCCCCAGAAATCCCGTCTCGGCGAACTTCAGCGCCTCGGCTCTCGCGTCGAAGGTGCTCACTTGCCCTCCGGGGTTGGGCATTGGTTCCAGCTACAACCGCAGTGGTCGGTCTTGCAACGGCGGCAATAACGCCGTCGGCAATAGCAAGCGGGGCAGTTCATCGCTCGGTCTCCCTTCCAGGTACCGCCGTAGGGGTGGGGCTGGCGGCTTTGAGAATCACCTGCGCGGTCGGATGCTCAGCGCACCAGTAGGCCGGTTCGATGTCCGCGCCACACACGCCGCAAACGTGCGGCCCTTCGTCGGTCGCGAATCCATGGACCGCGCACGAACCGAACATGTGCTGAATCTGGCAGTCTCGGACCAGGGCCATGGCTCTACCTTCCCTTCATTGAGGTGGGCTGCGCGGCTCGCGTGTTCCAGCGCTTCTTGGCGAGTGTCCAAATCTTCGGCGTGACGTCACGCCCAAGAAGGCCGCCGTACTCGACCGGTCCCTCGGCGTCACAGACTGAGCAAGCAACCTCAACACCAGCTCCCGTCGCGTCTAGGACTAGCCTGGCGTACGGGGTATTGATGCCACCGCAGAACGGGCACGGTTTGAGCTTCACGGCGTTGTCCCCTTGTCTGTGGTGACAGTCTCGGTTTGTTCCACCCGTGCGATATTGACCGCCGACTGAGCCGCGTCGATTCGTCGCACAAGGTCGGCGACCAACTCGCGCGCACGCTCAAGATCCATTGCAGCGTTCCTGAGCGAGACGGAGCGGATGGCATAGGCGGCGTCCTTCGTGGCGGACGCAACGTCATGAGCCCGACTCGCGGCCTCCGTAATGCGAATCTCGGCGTCGGTCCAGGCGCTCATTTGCTCTCTCCTTCGGTTGTAGCTGCACTGCGTTGCGAGCTGGGTAGAGGAGAGAGGGCCTCAATGTGGCGCTCGATTTCCTCGACGGCCCCATTCCAACCCTTGCTCCATTCATCCTGGCGATTGCGGTCCCGTCGCGCGGAACGAATACGACCGAGGACCGCCAGAAGCGCCTCCGCCCTCGCCGCCTCCCAACCTCGGGAATACGCTGCTGAATCGTCTGCCGGTTGCGGTGTGAGCCGACCCGGGTAGTCGCGCTTTTCCGACACCCGATTCCACTTGGCCATGAGACAGGCTTCGAGCGTCGAGCCGAGCCGCTGGGCCATGAGATCGCAGTATGAAACGACGTCGGCCACTTCGTCGAGCACGTCCGCGAGCGTGAGTCCCTTCTTCGGGTTGTGGCCGATGGCATAGAGCGTATCCGCAATCTCGCCCGCCTCACCGCAGATGGCGAGGCCCCACGAGTCGATGTTGGTGGAGTCGAGGGCGCGACCGAAGCCAGACGGTGATTCGCAGCGCTCTCGGTTCGCCTTTCCGAACTCGCCGAACGTGAGCCCCTGGCGCCGGCCAAGCCTCAGCCCCTCAAGCAGCACGCCGCGAACCCGCTCGGCCTCCAGCGCCTCGGGTGATTGGGTGGGGGTGGGCTCGGGGCGCCGGTTGAAGTAGCAACCGGGCTGGTGGCCACCGGTCACCTCGTAGCAGGTACACTCGGGCTCGAATTGTGGACCGCCCGTGCAGGTACAGCGACCCTCGGTCTTCTTGCACTTGATGCACGTTTGCGGCTCGTCGGGGGTGGGCTCGAGGGCGGACTGCTTGTCCCGGTTGCCGGCGTCGATGAACAGCCCGACGGCATCGACAGCCACCGTCGCGCTGATTCCCGCACCGCTGCCGCCCGTGGCGGGATGAGGCGCCCAGGTCGCTAGGCCGGTCGCCACCCGCTCTCCATGCCACGGGCATCCTCGTTGATTGCACGACTCGGCGGGGTAGAGTGGAGGGCCGGCGTTGTCGTGGGCGGCGTAGGTCTTCGCGTCCTCGCCCGGGGGCTCATGTATCGGGCACTCGTTGTCACCGCCGCATTCACACGTCGTCGGAAGCGCGGGATTCTCTCGCTCACAGAGGAACGTCCACATCTGCGAGTCGGCCTCCCACAACCACCAGCACTTGCCGGCGTCGGGCTTCTGCCAGCCTTCCCACGGCGCCGAGGGCTCGCCGCAACCGCCGCAGTGTTGCGTCTCCTCGGTGACGGGCGGCTTGCTGTCGGCCACACAGGTCGCCGGCCCCGCTCCCGGCCCCACGAGACCGACTGCCGCGACTGCATCCAGCGCTCCCTTCACGTCCATAGTCTCCGCAGTAGGAGCGGTTGGACCGGGAGACGAGAGGAAGGCGCGTCGGTCTTCGCACCAGAGGCACACGCAAGAGGTTCGATGCGCAAGCGGCGCCTCGCGAATCCAACGGGCGAGCCTCGCGTTCTCGACAGAGAGGGCATCGCGTTCGGCTGCCAGGGCATCACGAGAACCGAGCACGAGCAAGTGTTTCGCCCGCGCCTCGTCTCGTTCTACCTGTACGACGGCAAGGGCGGCGGTGGCCCTGGCCAGTTCGGCGTCCGGCCAGCCTACGTGGTCCTCCAGCAGCTTCGTGATATCACTGCACGCCATCGAATGGAGGTTGGGCTGCGACCGCGCCGCCCCCGGGCACTTCGGGCCGCCGATGTTGAAGCGGTCCATGAGCAGATGCGCGATGTCCCTCGGCGACATCTCCCGCCCCGCACGTAGCCGTGCCTCTGCTGCTCGGTCGTCGGTGGTCACTCGGGCCTCGCTTTCTCGATATCCCGCACCAACTCCCGCGCGAGGCGCTTCTGTCTCTGCGGCAGACGGTGCCAGAACGTCATCGAGCCGCCCGTCTGTCGCGTGTACTGGTCGGCGAAGAGCCACATTGCCGCGCGCGCTGCCTTATGAGGGTCGAAATCGGGGTTCGGCGCTGCGGGTGTCTCTGTGTTGGTGCTCATGGTGCGGCCTCCTCGTCTCCATCATCTTCCCCCGGCTCCCGCTCTCTCACCTCCAGCGGACTCGGCCCCAGGCTTCTCCCCGGGTGAGCGCTGGCGGAGTGGTCGCGGAACTCTTGCATTGGCGAGTCCCCGACGTACCGCCAGCGGTGGCGGCAGGCCCCGCAGATGAGATCGACGGCGGCGGAGAGGCTCATTCGAGCACAATAAATGGAATGTCGGTATCGTTGCCCGGCGGTGCCGCAGGCTCCCGCTTCTGCCCTCCGCCGTCCTGTCGGCCACTGTCCCGTGGGCCTTCTTCGCCTTCGCCGGCCGCTCGCTCACCCTTCCCACCGCCGAGGAAGACGACCTTGTGTGCGACGATTTGGGTCGAGTAGTGCTTCCGCCCTTCCTTGTCGTAACTCCGCGTCTCGAGCTTGCCCTCGAGATACACGCTCCGTCCCTTGGAGAGGTACTTGGAGCAGTTCTCGGCGAGGTCGCCCCAAACGCAGATACGGTGCCACTCGGTCTTTTCCTGCTTGGTGCCCGATTTGTCTTTCCAGACCTCGGTCGTTGCGACAGAGAAGTTGCAGACGGGCCGCGAGGCTGGCGTGTAACGAATCTCTGGATCGGCGCCGAGGTGGCCGACGCCGATCCACAAATTTACGGATCCCACTAGGAACCTCCTCGCGCTTTGAAGTGAGCGGCCATGTTCTCCCCGGCCCTGATGCGCTCCATAATATGAAGCCTGGCGTGTTGAGACAGGGTCATGATCTCAAGATTCTCGATCGCATTGTTGCTCCGATCGTGGTCTTTGTGGTGGACCACTTCACGTCTGCCTAGTCGCCGACCCAGAATCTTTTCCATTTCGACTCGATGTTGTCCTCGGTGCTTGTCTGGGCCCCTGGTTATTTCTAGATAGCCGCTTGGCTTCAGCGACAACCCGCGCGCAGGAAGTGCCTTGCGCGACGCGCTAAGCTTCGCTCGGATCTCGGGTGTCCTTTCATATTTACCGCCCTCGTGACTGATTCCGCGACCCTCTCCCTTGTAAATTCTGGTGGCCTCTCCTCTTGTTCTGATGCGAACGCCGGCCGCCACAAGTCGTCGGCGAATTACCCAAGGTGCCCAGCCGATTTCGCTGCCGATTTCTGGTAGTCCGCGAAGATAGACCGTATAGGCCCGGATCGCGTGTTCCAGGATTTCTGGCGGCATGTAGCGCGGATTGCCTCGACTCACGATTGGACTCCCGGTTGAAATGCTTCGAGGTGCTCGGCGATCTTCAGGATTCTACCGCGTCCCCACGTCGCAGCAGCGGCCACATCGGGCGACTCGAATCCTGGCGTCCCCTCCGCAATGAAGACGCGGATCCTACCGGCCCACTCATGGAGAAGCTGTACCTCTGGCTTCATGGCCTCGAACCGCGCCCTCTCCGCCACTACGGCGGCCGCTGCCTGCTCGGCCTCGATCCGCTCGCGCTCCTTCTTCGCGGCGATGTCCTTCTCGGCCTGAATGCCCGCGAGCCGTCGGTTTTCGGCCTCCTCGGCGAGACGGGCGGCGTCGGCGATGGCTTTCTGTTTGGCTTCGAGCTCCAGCCGGTCGGCGTCGAGTTTGGCTCGCTCATCGGCTTGGGCGGCGTCCGCGATGGCCCGCTCCTCGTCGGCCTTCCGCTGGGCCTCGGCGAAGGCGGCGCGCTCCGCGTCGAGTCGGGCGGTCTCGGCCGCGAGGGTCGCAGCGGCGGCCTCCTGCTCTGCTTTGATGCGGGCCTCTTCGGCGTCGCGGGCGGCTTTTAGCTCGGCGTCTCGGGCCAGAAGCTCCGCCATCTCGGCCTCGCGTTTGAGTCGGGCTTTCTCCGCGTCGGCGACGTCTCGCTTCTCTCGGAGCGGGCCTTCGATGTTCTCAATGAGGGCAGTGAGATGCTTGGCGGCGGCATCCACGCGGCGCCCGAAGTCGAGCGCCTCGGCTTTGAGCTCCATACGGCGCTTTTCGACGGCCGTCCGCGTGCCGCGAAGCTTGCCGATGGCGATGCGCGTCTCCTCATACCCTTCGGCGGTCGTGCATGTCATCGCAGCGCAACGCTCGCGAGCGCCAGCGATGTCCGCCTCGGTGACCTCGAAGACGATGGCACGGAGGGCGCCCTGGGGCTCGAGGGACTTGATATCGGTGCTCATTTGCGCCCCCACGGCGGCATCTCGTCGTCAGGCGGAGCCGCCGCGGCCCGATTCGCCGCCTCTTGCTCTTCATAGGTCAACTCGCGGGGCTCGGCTTTCGTGGGCGGCCCTGAAATGAGGCTGTCCACGTTCTGTGGCGGCTGGCGTCCTGGCGGCTTGCGGGCGGCGACTCCTGCGAGGGATTCTTGTTTGGGTTTCTCACCGCGCGCCGCCGTGGAGGGCGCGGACGTCTCCGCTGCAGGTTCTCGCCTGCCCTCCACGGCGGGAGATTCGCTCGGTGCTTCCGGCTTGACGGCGGCTGCTGGTTTGGGTGAATCGGTTGCCTGTGCGGGCTCTGGCGCCGGCGCGGTCGGCTGCGTCGCCAGCGCGGGGAAGACCTCGTCGACGGTCTTCTCCCCATCCTTGATGGCGGTCCCGAAGCCGATCAGGATCTCGACGTCGTCGATCGTGACCTCTTCGATGGCGACCCGGTGAAGCACGGCCAGAATCCTCTCGACGGTCGCGCCCATCTTGGCGAGGCGCTGAAAGACCTTCGCCCGCCGGGAGCTTGCCCCCTCGCCCTCGCCCACGGCGCACGCCTTCGCGGCCCGATAGACCTCGTCAGTGAACGCGGACGGGATGACGCGAAGGATCGCGTTGCGCAGGGCGATGGACGCGGCGGCCATCTGGGTCGTGGCGATCATGTCGTCGCCGTAGCGGGAGCCGTTGCGCGTCGTGATCCGGCGCTTGGTCTCCATGGTGATTCTGACATTGCGCTCGACGTCCCAGCAGACGCCCTGGCTCGTGACGTCGCGGGCGCCCACTTCGATCGGTCGCGCGCCGGCGTGGCAATTCCCCCAGGCGGAGAGGCAGATTTCCGCGAGGCGCACGCTCTTGCCGGCGATGTTTTCCCCGCCGCGGCTCATGGAGTAGATGCAGCTCCCGGCGATCTCCTCGGTGAGCGTCACCATCGCGACCGCGTCCTTGAGGAACTTTTTCGTGTCGCGCGGGAACTTGTGCGCGATTTCGATCTGCGCCTCGATCTCGTGCTTCGCCACGCTCGATGGCGGAGGCGCTCCGAGCAACTCCACCGTGCCCTCGTCGGGAGTCGCTACCTTGACGACTTTCGGTCCCTGTCCATTCGTCTCGCTCATGATCCCCTGACCTTTCTTGACTTGCCCTACTGGGCGCAACGTTTCGTATTACGGGAGAGAGGAGCCTCCTACCTGACGGAGGGTCCGGAAGGTGGCTGCTGCAACGTTCGAAGTGTAGGCGATTCGCTCGATCGTTTTCAACGAGAATTTGCGCCCATCGGGAAGTTCTCCGAAGGTCGCGGATCCTATTGCGGATCGGAGTTCGGCCTCGGCCTTTCGCTTCGCTGCCTCCGCTGTTTTCACGTTGGCGGTCGCATTCGCGAGGAGATCCGCCCACGCGACGGCCTCTTCGGGGAGGCGCACGGTCTCGCCATTGTCGTGCGGGTGCAGGCGCTTGATCGCTTCCAGGGTGGACTTGTCGCCGTCCATCCCGGGCGGCGTCCGTGACTGCACGAGGTCCCAGAACCAGCGCACGCGGTCCTCGAGCTCGAGGATGAAAGCGGGGTCTCGCTCCACGTCGGACGTCTCGAAGCTCACAAGATCGTAGATCCGCGGTACCGAATCCCAGTCGTACCCCGTGACGGCCATTTCCGCCTGTGTCTGGATCTGAATCGCCAATGGCACGCCGTCGTCCCATTGGTACCGGACGAAGCGATTGCTCTTCTTGATCTGGACGAGCCCTCTCCCCATGCGGTCGGGAGCTGCCGTGACCCAGCGGTCGGGCGTGGCGCGGAAGTACGGGATCGTCTCGTGCTGGGCGACGCAATATTGGCCGTACTGCTTGATCTGGCGGCCCGTGCGTTCGGCATACATCTCGGCGATCACGGGCTCGAACTTGTTGCCGAGGTCGAGGAGATCGTCGTTGAGGCTCTCGGGCGGGATCTGGTTCGTCTTTTCGAGCCAGAGTTTCATCGGGCTCGAATATCCCAGCGGCAGGCCGTCGGGACCGGTGAAGAGGGAGGCGACGTCGGAAGCCCCGAGGCCACTAGACCTCGAAGTCAGCCAGGCTTCGCGCGTCGAATGGTCGGTAAGGGTTAGTTCGCGACTCACACGCCGACCTTTATCTTTGAGCCAGCGCGGTCGCTTACCATGTTGAAGGTTCTTCCGAGGAGCGATTCCAGGTCCATCTCCCCGACGTTGCTGGCGATGAGGGACAGATAGGTCATCGCGTCGGCCACGGCATCAAGGACGTCCTCCTTCGTCAGGTGGGCCTTGCGCTTCTTCTCGCCGGTGACCCCAAGGACGGCGGCGGCGAGTTCTCCGATCTCCTCCTGAACGCACACGACGAGGGCTGTGAGATTGTGCGGGGGCGCGAATGCCTCACGCTGGCGCTCATAGTTGGCGCGGTGAAAGTCGTTGAGGTGAAACTCTTTCTGACATCCGTATCCCATTTTTGCCTCCCTATTTGAGTCGCTCTCCATTTATCGCCCCACCGCCATCCTCTTCAGAGATTCCACGGCGGCGGCAACCTGGAGGCCCTTGCCGATGCCCATGGCGTATCGCTCGGCCTCCGCTGCAATCCGCAGAGCATCCTCCAGTACGGCTGGATCCTCGCCGCGGTACTCGCGCAGACGGACCCACAATCGAATCAGGATTCCCGCCATCGGGTCGCGCCCGAGCAGCGGGAACACGGGCTCGTCGGGGCGTTCCTGGGGCCTTGGCATTACCTCGCGCCCTTCCGCAAGTCCTTGATCGGCTTCCCCGCCCTCGCCCTCGCAGCCCTGAGCCGGGAGCAGGCTACGCAAACCTTGGTCTTGTAGCGCCGGGGCTTGCCTCCACGGACCGGATGGTAGGTGTTCGTCTGGGCTCGGACGTTGGATCCGGTCAAGGGATGGTTGCGCCTGCAGGTGGTCGGGGTCTTCGGCATCGTGATCTCCCTAGGTGATGGCGAGCATGCGCGAGATCATCCGCGCGCCTTCGATATAGACCCTTTTTCGAGCCGCCTTCCGGGCGGCGGCGTCGGCGGCGGCGGCGGCGGCGTCGGCGGCGGCGGCGTCGGCGTCGGCGGCGGCGGCGGCGGCGGCGTCGGCGGCGGCGGCGGCGGCGTCGTCGGCGGCGGCGGCGGCGGCGGCGGCGGCGTCGTCGGCGGCGGCGGCGGCGGCGGCGGCGGCGGCGGCGGCGTCGTCGGCGGCGGCGGCGGCGGCGTCGTCGGC